TCACAATCATCAGAACGTTCGCGGAGTTGGTATACTGCAAATAGCCGGGCCGATTTTCCCGAAGGCAAATCTAATGACCGAAATGAGCGGCGCTACGTCTGTGGAGCAGTTTCGTCAAGACTTTCGTGCATTGATGGCAGACAAGTCAGTTGATGCGATTCTACTCGACATTGATAGTCCCGGCGGTCATTCTGCTCAGATCGCAGAAATGGCGGCGGAGATTCGTGAGGCTCGTGAGTCCAAACCAATTTGGGCTATCGCAAATACCTCGGCAACGTCGGCAGCATATTTTCTTGGCTCGGCGGCCGATAAGCTATTTGCATCGCCGTCCTCACTCGTCGCGAACGTAGGAACCATTATGGTGTATAGGGACGATTCTAAGAAGCAGGAAATGTTTGGAATCGTGGAAACACCTGTTGCATCTAGCGACTTGAAGAAGGTTGGCTACGGGCCGCTCAATGATGAACAGTACAACTATCTTCAGGGAATCGTAGACGATATCAATGCTGACTTCATTTCAGGAGTTGCTCTTGGACGAGGAATGAGCGAAGAGGAGGTTCACACAAATCTTGGAGACGCTGCTGTACTGACGCCACGTCAGGCGATGGAAAAAAACGCGATCGATGGAATTGCTACCTTCGATGAAGTCGTGAGTGAAATGGTTACACCTACGGGCCAATTTACTATGTCGAACACGAACTATGTAAAACAGGATGACGCACTCGACAAGGATCATGGCGAACCTGGGCCTGATGGCGAACCGATCCCACGTGAGTCACCAAACAAAGATGACAAAGCAATCAAAGGAGGTTGGAGGCGTGACACACCGCCACCGCAGCCGGAACAGACTGCAACTACCAATGAAGGGAGTGCAATGAGTAGGGAACAGTTGGAAACTCTCGCTACCGCACTCGGTGTGGAGTTCGATAGCGAGCTAAATGATGCAGACCTTTCTACAAAGGTTCTCGAAGCATCACAAGAGGCACTGTCGCCAATTCTCGAAATCACACAGGATGCGCGGGACTTCGCGAAGGATTATCCTGATAAGGCTCGGGAGCTTGCCGACCTTAAGCAGTCAGATCGTGAAAGCGCTGCAAATCGTTTCGCAGCTCAGTTTAGTCGTTTCGAATCCGACGAGGATTTGCTAAAGGGACGTGGTTACTCGTCTCTTATGTGCACTAAGATCGAAGAGGCTCATATCAAGATCGCAGCGCGCACGTTCACGCATGAGAATCTTGGAGAACTTCTCAACACTGCCGCGAAGTCGGTAGTGAACTTCAAGGAAGACGGGTCGTCCCGCGATAAGGAGCGTATCGCTATCAGTGCAAACGCCACTGTGCGCGAGGTTCGTGTTCAAATGGCAACGCTTGTCAAGGAGATCATGGAGCAAGACGGTCTTGAGCGTAAAGCCGCAATGAAAGTTGCAGGCGAACGTGAGCCGGAACTTGCCGAAGCCTATCTCAATCGTAGATAAGGAAGGAGGATAGATGCCATCTGCTACCAGCGGTCAAGTACAGAGTAAGGGTTTTATCGCTGCTGCCGCTATCACGAAGGCTCGCGCAGTAAAACTAACCGCGAACCCGGAGGAAGTTACACCTGTTACCGCCGTGACCGATCCTGTAATTGGAATCGCAGTGTTCGATGTTTCAGCAGGAGAGATTACGAAGGGTAAGGGATGCTCGGCTGTTGTTATGGGGCAGGCTGTAATGGAAGCTTCGGCTGCTATCGATGAAGGTCAGTTGATTGCACCTTCAGCGAACGGTCGAGCACAAGTTGCAGTTGCAACGAACCGTGTAATTGGAATTGCGATGGAAGCCGCATCGGGTGCAGGCAAGTATTTTAAGGTGCAGCTTAGTCTACCTGGCACGATTCTGGCATAGGAAGGGAGGAATACTAGATGCCAATGTACGATCCAAGTCTACTTTACACCGATCCGATCCTTACGGATTTCTCGGTGGGGTATCAACCTCAAGACCTAGTGGCCTTGAGATTGCTGCCCGAAACGCCCGTCAATACACCGTCGGGTCGATATCGCGTGTGGGATCGCTCTAAGCGCGTATGGTTCCTCTCACGTCGTGAGCCTGGTACATCAGCAAACGAAGTTCGTGGTGGGAAGTGGAGCGAAGATACATTCAAGACTGTTCAGCATGCACTTAAGGCCGCAGTTGCCGATGAGGAAAATCGCGAACTTACGTCGCAGGGTGGATATGCTGATGCAACATTCGGTGGAGTCTTTGGACTCGATCCACATGAAGCTGCTGCCGCACTAGTGTTCGATTCACTTGCACTTGAACACGAAGTGGCGGCGGGTGCATTGCTTCGCAACACTGCAACGTATCCTGCCGGTCATACCGTTACGCTCGTGACGGCAGACCAATGGGATAACTATGCGGGTGCTACGTCGAATCCAATCGACATCGTTCGTGCCGCAATGATCAAGATTAATTCTAAGATCGGTCGGCCTCCGAATAGGATGCTGATGGGTCGTCTTGGTCAGACGTGGTTGGAAAATCATCCTGATATGATTGCGAGATTCACGAACTTCTCGCTCGCTCAGCCGGATGCCTTTCTGACGCTAACGGGATTCGAGGGCGAATTCATTCTCGTTGGTGACGATCAGTACAACACGAATGACATTCTGGAAGCGACGGAAACGCTCGTTTCTGTGTGGGGTAAAGATGTCATTCTCGCGTATGTAAACCCGGAAATGTCAGAGAACGATCTGTCATTCGGTAAGACGTTTGCACAACTCTATCCTGATGGCTCAACGCGGCCTACGGATAGATGGCGTGACGATGATCGTGCGTCTGACATGGTTCGTACACACTGGAAATGGGATATCAAGCTAACGTCTTCGATCGCTGGTTACTTGATCAAGGACGCGTTCTCGGCAACCGCCTGGTAATAGGAGAGAATTGCTATGGCTACTAAGCACTTCGCATGGAGTAATATCTATAACGGTGGAGAGAGTAAGAACGTTACTCTTCCTAACGGTGGCGTAAAGAGAGTTGTTACCAAGCGTAATGTTATCGCATTCGGTGATGAGGTTTCTAAGTCAAAATCTAAGCTAAAGGACGAAGAGTGGGATGCACTTATCGAATCGAAGGTCATTCGCGATTACGCCCCGCCTGCTGGTTTGGGCGAGGATGAGTCTCCCTCTTCATTCATTCAGCGTGGTCTTCTTGCTGGTGAGCTAGAATTCGATCCAAACCTCCTACTTGAACTGTCTCTTAAGCATGCCGAGTCAGTTGGAGCGGAAGCAGAGGAAGAGGAAGTCTCAGAACTAGCTGAGGTATGACATGCCGTTTGTCGATGATGCAGACATTCAGATTCATCTGCCAGTCGATAAACTCGATGTAGGGGGAATCCCTGATGATCTAGCTAATATTAAGCAAGACGTAGAGCGGATCATCAGGGGTTACCTCGCAGGAGTTTTCGAAGCGGCCACACTAGCAGCGTGGGTTTCACCATCTGCTACGCCAAGTCAGATTCGCGCTATCGGTGGTCGTTTCGGTGCGGCCAAAATCTATCGAAATCGGTATTCTGAGGATTCACTTGACGATCCTGAGTTTGCGCAAAACCTCTATAACGAAGCAATGGGTATGTTGAACAAAGTAATCAACGGCCAGATCATTCTGGACAGTGTAATAGACACAGGTTCTCAATTCGACAACACATACTTTAATCCCAACGATACCACAGACGACCCGAAGTTCGCGATGGATGCAGTGTTCTAATGCCGGGTTCGCGCCGACTATCTAGTGCAGCACTCGTTGAATTCGAATGGGTTCCCGACCCTGTGGTGTTTGGGGACAAAATCTTTGCTGTCGCAGAAGCACTTGAAGATAGGACTGTGCCGATTCTGTACGCGCGCCAGAAAGTACAAGCAGACATTCGGGAACGTTTTCAAACCGAAACGGCCCCCGATGGTACGCCGTGGGATGAATGGGCAGAGTCCTACGAGCCATTCGCCGAAGCGTTTCCTAATGAGGGAATTCTTCGGCAGACAGATGAACTCTACGAAATGGCGACTGCATCGAGTGCATTCATCGTTTCGAACGATACACTCTTCTACGATTCCGGTCACATGCCTGAACGCGGAATATGGCATCAGGAGGGTCGGCCTACTCGTGCAACGGCAGCGGGTAAACATAATCCTCTTCCGGCTCGCCCGTTCCTTGGTCTATCTGATGATGCTGAAATCGCGATCTATGCTTTCTTTCAAGACTGGTTCGATCGTGCACTCGATTTGTACGTTACGACACGTGGTCGCATAGGTGGTCGTCATGCACGTAGAAGCGAAGTAAGTGGACAGTTCATTCCTAATTTCTAATGGCAGTTCAAGATTACAAAGACTCACTGGAAATCTTCGACTACCTCTACAAACTAATCGACGATAACAAAGGAACGCTAGGGATTAAGTATGTTGCACAGCTTGACGAGGAATTGCTACCGCAATACCCCGCAGTCCTCATTACACTGGAAGGGCCAACTCAACGTGAGCAGCACGCGACTCGTATGTTCAGGGTCGAATGGCACTGTGATCTGTGGGTCTTTCACGCAGAACTTACAGTTGGAAAAGCAATCCGTAGTCGTCAAGATGTGGAGTTGGCAACGCGAGTCAGAAAACTTGTACACACTAAGTTCACATTCGATGATCATATCATCTTTGGATTCATTGATGGTGAATTTCCAGGTCGTGCCTTACGTAGAATTGGTGCTAAACAAACAACCATCGTGGCAACGAGATTGACATGGATGGGAGAAAACCGTGTTCTATACCAGGATAGCTAGGAGGAAATCGTGGGATACAAACTTTCCATGAGCCACCCGGACTATCCGAAAGGAACCGAGTTTGATGTTGGCGGTCTTCTCGTTCCTAACGGTGGTTCGGTCAGTGTAAGTGAGGAAATGGAGCAGGCACTTGTTTCTCGTCATGGTGCTCCTGTAAAGGAAGCCCTCGGTGCAAATCCGCATCTGAAAGTAGAGGGTACTACTGAACTTTCAAAGCCGAAGGCGGAAGGGGGTGAGGTCTAAATGCCAGCGGGTCTTGGTGGCGGTGGTTCTGTAGGAGTCGCTTTTGAAACAACGATGGGCACCTATGCTGCTCCGACAGTATTCGTCCCCGTACTGAATGAGGGACTGAAGTATACGGAGGCGAAATACTACTCTGAGCAGATTCGTCAAGAGAGCATCGTCAGTGATGTAAAGCCTGGCTATTATCATGCTGAAGGTGATGTTCAGCTTGAAGTCGATCCGAACAACATCGTGTACTTCCTGTATGCGTCTAGACACATTATTGCAAAAACAGGTGCAGGCCCATTCACGTATACGTTCACGCCTGGTAATCAAGCGTCAGCCTCTACGGGTGCAGGGCCAACTGTTGCAAAGACACTCTCGATTACTGTCGTTCGAAACGAAGTAATTTTCGGATACGCTGGTTGTACTGTTGGCGGTTGGGAATTC